AGCACCTGCCACGGTTGCTAGCAATGTGACCTGGACGCTGCCTAGTGCTGATGGCACGGCAGATCAGGCGCTTGTGACGAACGGCTCTGGGACCCTGAGCTGGGCGGATTCTGGCGGCGGCGACAACATCACCGAAGGCAACACCAGCGCGGAGGTTGTTGATACCGGCTCAGACGGTCACTTCAAGGTGGTCACTGAAGGCACGGAGGCGCTGAGGGTTGATTCAAGCCGTAGGTTGCTGATAGGGACAGATACTAACCGTACTGGTTTTTCGCTGCAACTTGAAGGTACTAACTACAATCAAGCGTCACTAAGTCTGACCAACAATCAAAATACGGGAAATTCGGGATACATATACCTTACCAAGACAAGAGGTACTGCAGTTGGGTCTAACACTATCGTTAATAATGGTGATCCACTTGGGATTATTGAGTTTTCTGGAGCTGATGGAAGCGCTCTTCAGGCTGCAGCAAAGATCGAAGCTCGTGTAGACGGCACCCCCGGTACTAACGACATGCCGGGCAGGCTGGTCTTTTACACAACCGCAGACGGGTCGGTTTCGCCCACCGAGCGGGTGCGCCTTGACAACTATGGAAGACTTCTTGCCGGAACAACTGCGCCATCTGGCATTGGGATTTATGGGTCACTTGCCAAACATATGTTTGTCACTGCTGGCGCGTCTATTGACCAGGGTGTTGTTTTAGAAGCACCAACTGGTTATGGAAACAATCTAACTTTCAGGGCAAGTCAAGGGTCCGTTGGCTCCAACTCGCTTGTTACTAACGGCAAAAGCCTAGGCGCAATTAACTGGTTTGGCACAGATGGAACTTACGCGCAACGCGCCGTCACTATTGATGGTTTTGTAGATACAACGCCAGGCGCAAGCGATATGCCTGGCTCGCTTCAAATTGCGATATGCGACAACAACACAACCGATGTTAAACCTCGTTTCCGCATTTATCACAACGGAGAGTTAAATACTTACAGTAATGATAATTGCATCATGATTCACAGTGTCGATGCAGGCGGCACGACATATAACTATCTATTTGGAAGGCGAAGCTCAGGCGGTTTTGGTTCAGGTACAAACACCTTTGCGGTCCGCACCAACGGCAATGTTGTCAACACCAACAATTCCTATGGCTCACTTTCTGACGTCAAATTAAAGGAAAACATTGTTGACTCTGGCAGTCAGTGGGACGATGTTAAAGCCCTTCGGATACGTAAATACAATTTCAAGGCGGATACTGGGCAAGACACTCATACCCAATTAGGCGTAATTGCACAAGAGGTTGAGCTTGTTTCTCCTGGTCTTGTTTATGAAACTTCTGACACGGAAAGCATCAATGCTCCGGTGCTGGATGAAGATGGCAACCCTGTCCTTGATGCAAACAACGAGCCGACGTATAGAACCCAAGAGCACGAGCTTGGGACGGTTACCAAAAACGTCAACTACTCCGTGCTTTACATGAAGGCTGTTAAAGCACTTCAGGAGGCAATGACCAGAATTGAAGCACTAGAAACCGCCAACGCTTCCCTTGAGGCTCGCCTTACCGCACTTGAAAACGCCTGAGACTTACCACTAACCTGACCGCATCAACCCAATCCCATGGCTAACACCTACAGCTGGAAGATCGCCAACCTTGAGCGCGAAATCAGCGACGGTTTTGTGTTCACTGCTCATTACACCGTGAGCGCTGAATCTGATCAGCTCAAGCCTGACGGCACTGCATACACCAGCGGCGCATACGGCAGCGTTGGCTTCCAGCGTCCTGACAGCTTGGTTCCTTACGCTGATCTGACCGAAGCTGAAGTGATCGGCTGGGTGCAGGATGCCTTAGGTGGTGCTGAGAAGGTGGCTGAAATTCAAGCTGCCTTGGATGCCATCATCGCCAAGGAGATCACGCCTACTACTGAAGGCGGTGTGCCGTGGCAGTAAAGAGCAAAACGGCATTGGGGCGGATTGAACACCGCCCTGGAAAGCCTAAGAAAACCCGTCAAGGTGCGGGTCAACACTCAAAAGCCGTTAAACACGGAAGGAAGAAATATCGCGGCCAGGGCAGGTGAATGGATCGGCACACCCGCAACAACTGGCGCAAGATTATGTTTGCGCTAGAGGCTGCGGGTAAAACCGATTCTCTTTACTACAAGCGAGCCGTTGTGATCTGCAAGGGTGGGAAAGACCCGCTAGATCATGAAGATGTGAGGCTTGACGGTGGCGGCCATGCATGAGTTCAGCGATAGCGAGATGCGGTTGATCTACACCGCAGTCTTGGCCTACCGCGAACGAGGCAACGACAACCCATCAATCAGGCAACATCAAGCCGAGCTGTGGCGAATCCTGCAACGCCTCAAGCCGATGGCCTACTACCAAAGCTATTTGCAGGAGGTATGATCGTTGGGCCGCTTCTGGGGCGGCAATGCAAGGCCCTGACCGACGCCAACTCGGTCGGGGCTTTGTCTTTGAAAGACACTTTTCCCACCGGCCAAGTAACAGACAACGGTAGGATTTGGCGACGGTTTTTCTATTCAGATGATCAAGACCGCTTTCGCTGCTCTGGCCCTGACTGCTGTGGGTGTGGCCATCGCTCCTGAAGTCCAAGCCAAGCCCCAGGTCTACGCCAATCCTGAGTTCAATCAGGGCTGGGTGAAATCCACCAACGCCGGCGGTGTGCTCGATCTGCACATCGGTGTCGAGGATGGCCCCTTCTACATCCAAGCCGGTCCCTCCATGGCCACTGGCCTGGGCGACACCGTTTGGGGTGTTACCGGCAAGACCGGCGTCTCGGGCAAAGTGTCCGAGCAAATGGACCTCTACGCAGAAGTCAGCGCCGGCAAATTCGACGGCGGTGATGTTGCTTATGGCCTCAAAGTGGGTTCCAAATTTCGCTTCTGACGCCATACTGACGGCATCACACCAACACACGGGGTCGCCACGGCGGCCCTTTTTTGTGCAGCTGTACGAGCAGGCCTTGGTCACGCGCAACTATGCGCAGGCCTTTTGGCGCACCGTTGTGCTCGGCTGCATAAAGCCAGAAAACTGGGACTACTGTTTCCCGCTGGATCGCTGGCTTGTGCCATATCTTGACGACCTTCGGAAGTTCTATGCAGAACCCCCCTACGCTTCAGAGCGTGCAATCCTTGACGCACGAGGCCGTTAATCACCCCGCGCATTACACGCAAGGGGCGATCGAATGCATCGACGCGATCGAGGCGGCCCTGGGCCCTGATGGGTTCCGGGCATTCTGCAGAGGGTCAGCCATCAAATATCTTTGGCGCACCGATCTGAAGAACGGCCCAGAGGATCTGAGAAAGGCCCGCTGGTACATCGACCGACTGCTCGCTGATGAAGATTGACCAGTTCGAGGCCCCTGGCCTGAAGATCACCCGGACCTTCGATCCTTGGAATGGGGCCTATTGGATCGCTTGGAAACCCGACGTTTCGATGTGGTTCCAAGATCGAAAAGCCATGCTCAAGTTCGTTGCGTGGCCACCCAAAACGCCGACGGGTGATCGCTTGCGCGAATGGTTGAAAAGCTTTGAAAGTGACGCGCCAACTAAAGGCCAGCCCGTTGCCGAAGAATTAAGCGAAGAGGTGCTGAAAACTGGATTCGGGCCAGAATGTCACTTGGATGAAACCGATCCAAATTTTCAAACTAGGACTGTGATCTGATGCAAAGGATCTTCAACCTGCTGGGCCTGGCCGGCTTCCTGCTGTCGGGTTCGATGACCGCGGCCCTGGTGATCTCGTTCATGCAAATGGACTCGATCCAAAAAAAGGCTGTGCAGCGGATCACCGGCGAAATCACAAGCGCCGTTGAGAAGGAACTCACCGGCAAGCTCGACGGCAAGTTTGACGGCATGATGCAATCCCTGCCAACGACGACGGGCCCCGCTGTTCCGTTCTTGAAAAAATGAAGAAGGAGGGCCTTTGGTACGACCCCGTTAATGGCCTCTATGGCTACGACGTGGACTATCTGCCGGACATCATCTGTGAGCTGCTTGAGGGATGCCTGAGATCCGGTCAGTCACCATCAAACCTCTACCACTTCCAGAGGTCCGAGGCCTTCCAGAAATTAGAACACTGCCGGCTTCGCCCCCTGTCACCCTCCGACCAGGACTAGCGCCGCCGATCATTCAGATGCCTGGGTGTGTTCCTGTCCACCCAGACCAGCAGCTAAACCCTTCACTACTCAAGGATGACCCCAACAGGGTTGGCATGTTCTGCCCTGAGGGGGAGGTGCCATCGTTCAACCCAATGGACTTTCGGCCTAGTGAGCTGAACATTCTGGAGGCCGCCCCAGCCAATCAAAACAATGAAAAGGACCAGGCCAAGCCGTCTCCTGAACTACCGGGAATCCCGCGATTACCTCGAACAGATGCGCCGACAGCTCAGGAGGCAAAACCTGCAGCAGAGAAGCCATTCATTGAGCAGGCCATCGACGGCCTCCCGGATGTGGGAGCAGTGGTCACGACGACCACGATTGCCTTGGTGGCTACGACTTCTGCCCTGGTGGCCAAACCGCTGGCGGACCTAATCCTGAAGACGATCAAGCCCACCGTCAAAAAGACGGTGAGGGCTATTGCGAAGCTCCGCGGGAAAACGGTTCCACTGGAATCGGTATGGGAGCGGAGGGTTTCACAGCGGGAGCGGAACCTGGCTGTGAGAACGTTGCGGCGGGCTTTGAAACCGTGAGCCGGTGAACGTGCGGCACGGGCTTTTGGCCAGGGATAGGGCCTAGGACAACGTCCGAACAGATCACGAAATATTGGCTCTTGGGGTGGAAGCTGATGCCCTTCTGGGCCAGCTCGCCGCAGTTTTTGAGCCGGGCCA